ATCGTTCGCTGCGACCGCGCAGGCGTGTTTTTCGGCAAGATCAAGGAGCGCAACGGTTCCGAGGTCACTATGACTGAGGTGCGTAAACTGTGGAGCTGGGACGGCGCGTGCGCCGTTGAGCAGTTGGCGCAGGACGGCACAAAAGTCCCAGGCAACTGTCGTTTCACCGTGACGATCCCGGAAATGACCGTGCTGGGCGCGATCCAGATTATCCCGTGCACGGATACGGCATCGGTGTCGCTTCGCGGCGTAAAGGAGTGGAAGAGATGACGCTTGATGATAAAATCAAAGCCTTTCTGACTGTGAGCTCCGGCTACGGCGACGGCTACGGCTACGGCGACGGCTACGGCTACGGCGACGGCTACGGCTACGGCTACGGCGACGGCTCCGGCTACGGCTACGGCTACGGTGACGGCTCCGGCTACGGCTCCGGCTACGGCGACGGCTACGGCTACGGCGACGGCTACGGCGACGGCTCCGGCTACGGCTACGGCGACGGCTACGGCGACGGCTACGGCGACGGCTCCGGCTACGGCTACGGCGACGGCATTAAAAGTTTCAACGGAGAGCCGGTTTTTCGAATTGACGGTGTAAACACGCTGATTCGCTCTGTGCGCGGCA